AAGCTAGGTATAGAGCTAACCAAGATAGAAGACGCTCTAACCCACCCTAAAGAGGCTTGGCTACGTTCTCATTTCGACTTTGCAGGGAAACAAGATGGTAAGACGGTACTTGTCGAATGTAAGAACTACAACGCTGCTGTACGCAACAAGTTCGATGCTGAGTCTGGAATCATCCCTGCTGCTGATATGGCTCAACTTGTACATGAAGCAACCGTGTTCGGGGTGGACAAGGTTTATCTGGCTGTCCTATTCGGTGGTCAAGAGTTCTTCCTCTGTTCTTTTGACATACACGAAGAACAAAAGAACGACCTGATAAGGAAAATGGCAGAGGTCTGGGCACGGGTGATGACAAAGCAACCCCTCCCACCAGAGTCCACCGACCAAGTAAAACTCATGTACCCCACAGATGGGGGTAACACGAAGATGGCCTCTGCAAGCGTAGAAGAGGCTTGCCGCCACCTAGCCCTTATCAAGCGAGATAAGAAGGCTCTAGAGGAGCGTGAGGAGGCTCTACAGACCCTTATCTCTGGCTATATGGGTGACAACGCTGTGCTTGCCAACATAGAAGGCCAAGTCATCGCTACGTGGAAGAACGCTAAATCTAGCAAGAAGTTCTCTTCCACCCTGTTCCAGCAAGCCATGCCAGACATTTACCAGCAGTTTGTTGTGGAAGTTCCCGGTAGCAGAAGGTTTTTAATCAAATAAGGAGGTTCCTATGTTTATCAGTAAACAAGAGAAAGAAGATGTTGCCCGCCGACTGCGTGACATAGAAGCAGTCATCGTGCGTTTAAACCAACGTATTGCCGTGCTGGAGAAGTCACCTCACGGTATACGCAAAGACGGTACACCCCGTGCCAAGCCCGGCAGAAAGGTGAAGGTACAGCAATGAGCGCATTTCCTTTCCAACACAAAGACCCCACCACAGGTCTGACCACCATGTCAGAAGGCATGACCTTGCGTGATTACTTTGCTGCCAAGGCGATGCACGCATTTATATCTGGCTGGATTAATCGCGGCGCTTATCCAGAAACAGACGGGGTAATAGCTGAACACGCATATTCAATGGCAGACGCAATGCTGAAAGCCAGAGAGGTCAAGCATGACTAACACCGACTTTGCAATCTACATCATGGCTACAAGTTCAGTCATTGATACCGCAATCACTCTTTTGGAGAAGTTTCTATGAGCAACATCGTTCCCTTTAACGACATGCAACAAATGGCAGAAGTAGCCGCTGGTAGCAAGATGTTCGGGTTCAAGAACCCACAAGAAGCTATGGCAATCATGCTGCTGTGCCAAGCAGAGAACCTACACCCCGCTGTAGCTATGCGTGACTTTCACGTAATACAAGGACGCCCTGCCCTGAAAGCAGACGCAATGTTGGCCCGCTTCCAGCAGGCTGGTGGCAAGGTTGAATGGAAGGAATACACAGATGCAAAAGTCACGGGCCTATTTAGCCACCCTCAAGGGGGCACACTTGAACTGTCTTGGAGTCTTGAACAAGCAAAGAGGATTGGGATTGCCAACAAAGATAATTGGAAGAACTATCCCCGAGCGATGCTCCGTGCCCGTGTTATCTCAGAGGGCATCCGTTCTGTCTATCCGGGCTGTGTCGTGGGGGTATACACACCGGAAGAAGTCTCTGACTTTGAGAAACCAACCCAAGCCCAGAACCAACCCAAAGACATGGGCATGGCAGAGCGGGTGGAAGACGTACTTCCGACTGCGGTACAGGATGTTCAGGAAGCGTCTGGAGCCTACAAACTATATGTACCCAACACAGAAGAGCCTTATGCCGCCTACCACACCAAGGAAGAATGGATAGGTGGCTACGCTCAGATGGTCTTCAGAATCCACAACTCTCTCAAGATTACAGAAGCTGAAAAGCCTATGAAGTTTGCCGCGCTGGAACAAGAGAATGATGAGATTCTCGGAAACCTAGATTCTTTCCAGAAACTCAAGCTGCGTACTGAGCTTGTTGCGCTGGGAGTACCACAAGGCCCAAAAGCCCCAAAGTCTCTGCCCTCTCAAGACACGGGACACAGCGAGGAAATCTTCTGAAACACCTGATGGACATAGGGCCGATTACCCCACAAGAAGCCCTAGATAAATACGGGAGTTTCAGACTTGCTGCACATATCGAAGTTTTTAGAAAGCAGGGACACCCCATCTTTACAGAGATGGTTAAACAAGGCGGCGCAGAGTATGCCCGCTATCACTACAGAAAGGCAACCAATGAGTAACCTACATAACGAAAAGCCCGGCAAGGGCGTGATGTACTGGGAAGAAGAAGCACAGCGTAAGGGCGACAAGTCACCCGACTTTAAAGGCTTCATCGTCCTAGAGATGGACTACAAGGCCGGGGAGAAGTTAAAGCTGGCAGCATGGCAGAAACCCACCAGCAGGGGCTACAACCTGCTCAGTCTGTCAGAAGATAACTGGAGCAAGAAGCAACGTCAGACCGACAAGGAAGTGACACCTGCTTATGCGAAGGTCAGTCACCGCATGAACGATGACGATGTGCCTTTCTGATGGCTACTAAAACATCACCCACCAAGAGGTCGCTGGACTACCTGCGAGAGCAAGGCTACCACGTTGAAATTGTGGAACACTGGAATCCTTTTGCACGTATCCGCAAAGACCTCTGGGGGTGGTGTGACCTGCTGGCAATCAAAAGAGATGAAGTGCTTGCAGTGCAGGTGACTGCCAGTGCTGTTGCAGACAGGATAAAGAAGATTCAGTCCTCTGACACGGTAGCAAAGGTCAGAGAAGCTGGTATCAAGATTCACGTACACGGCTGGCGCAAGTCAGCAAAAACAAACAAATACGTTCTACGTATAGAGGACATTTCATGACACAACCACAACCACAACAAATACAACCTAGCCAAGCCTCGCTGGAAAAAGGCAAGAACGCTGTTGAATACAGCCAGCGCCTCATCAGCATGAGCTTGCAGGAAATCTGGAATATCGCCTACACCTCTGGCTATTCTGACGCTATGGAAATCATGAAGACAGACCAACAGGGGAACAACAATGGATAAGAAGCCACGCAAGAGCAGAGCCAAGAAAACAAAGACACACATCTTTGTTGCCACACCTATGTACGGTGGCATGTGTACAGGGTACTTCACCAACTCTCTGGTCGCCATGACTAACGTGATGAAGCATCACGACATGGATATGAGCTTCTCCAGCATGTTCAACGAGAGCTTGATACAGCGCGGGCGTAACGCTCTTGTTCACCAGTTCTTGAAAACAGAATGTACGCACCTGCTCTTTATTGACGCAGACATTAAGTTTGACCCTAACGACATTCCTCCGATGATTGCTGCTGATGTTGGCATCATCTGCGGTATCTACCCCAAGAAAGAAATCAACTGGCACGGCGTACAGAAGGCTGTGCAGGAAGGCGTAGAGGTTAACGAACTGCCCAAGCGTACAGGCTCCCTAGTGGTCAACCTTGTGGACTATGCAGGGGCTGTGACTGTGCCTGTGGATAAACCTGTGGAAGTATGGGCAGGTGGTACAGGGTTCATGCTCATCAAGCGTGAGGTGCTGCTGGACTTGAAAGACAAGGTAGAGAGCTATGTCAATGACGTAGCCATCATCAACAGCAACTTTGAAGATGCACGTATCACTGAATACTTTGCTTGCTCTATAGAACCCGGCACAGAGCGTCTGCTGTCAGAGGACTACCACTTCTGCCGTGTGGCCCGCCTGAACGGTCACAAGATATGGGCTGCTCCGTGGGTGCGTCTGGGGCACTTCGGTACGTATTTGTTTGAGGGTGGCTTACTGCCAGCACCGTGATGGACTTCACTCAAGACTGGTTTACCAACAACATTGGTAACTTTGAACACGCAAAGAAGGTAATCCCTGACAACAAGAGAATCCTAGAGATAGGCTCTTTTGAAGGCAGGTCTACCTGCTGGATGCTGGAGAACATGCTGGCAGAGGATGGTGAGATTGTTTGTGTTGACACCTTTGGTGGTGGTATCGAACATGCTCACCTGAACCTTACAAAGCTGCGGGATACGTTTGAAAAGAACGTACACGAAGCCCTTAAAGAACTTCAAGCTGTTGACTTGATGGAAATGACTTCTGACCTCGCTCTTGCTAAGTTAATCCAACAAGGCGCTTTGTTTGACTTCATCTACGTGGACGGAAGCCATGAACTTCTTGACGTACTGACAGACGCTGTGATGGCGTTTAAGGTACTCAAGAAGGGCGGTGTCATGCTGTTTGATGACTACGGTGGCGGTCAGCATGTTAGACACGCTGTAGACCTCTTCTTGCTTGCTACAACCGGGTTATGCACAGTCTTGTGCTGTAACTACCAGTTGGCTATCCAGAAGACTTAACGACAGCCCCAACGCTTTCTGGCAGCTTTACCCCGCTCACCTTTCCAGTTCTTGCTTCTAGCGCAGAACGACTTGTGACGGGGGCCAGATTTCGTGGGGGCTTTCAGCTTGCTGCCAGTGGCCTTGTTGTACTTGGCACGGCCTTTTGCAGTCAGCCCGCCACCTGACTTCACAGAGAGCTTCTCACCCCGTCCGACAGATAGGTTGGGCTTCTTTTTAGGCATGGTACTCAGCCTCTGTCAGGATACCGGGCTTGTACTTGCCCTCTGGTTTGTAGATGGTCAACTCTTGCTGACGCATCTCAGGAGCAAAAGAGATGTGCATCCAGCGACCAAACTCATGAATCATCTGGTCAAACTTGATGCCAGCTTTCTTCACCAGTTGGCATAACTCATAAGGAGTATGGCTAGAAGAAGAGCAGTCAATAGCCCAACCATCCATGTGAGAGGAGACTGCGCTCCCTCCGACTGCCACGTTGACAGCAGGCAGACGCAGCCAAGAATTAACGCGCAAAGGCCCAGTAACTGCACGGACAGCCTCCAATCTCTCTGCTGCCACCTTCATGTTCTCAAGTTGCAGCGTACTGGGTTGGTTGTCGATGTGCATACGAATAGCTGTCTCGCTGTACGTAGCCTCATCAAGGGTGAAGTGTTCTGAGAGTTGCATATCAATGCTTGTGGCTTGCACCAAAGTAATAAGACAAAACCATCACCAGCGCACCATCCAGTGTTCCAAGCACACGAATGATGATTTCACGCATTTCGGTGGGCACGATGTGCGTGAGCAGGTGATACTGAATGAATCCCCAAGCAATCACAATGATGATGGCAAGCACTGGGGTAACAGACTTGTTCAGCACAGGGACGTTCTCGCTGGTAGCCATCGTTACCTCTGCTTTGCGAGCATCAGCACGGTCAGCCGCATCTAGCTTGGCATACTCCAACTCTAATTCTTGGAGCTTCTGTGTAGCCGCAGGGTCATCAGTGATAGCCTTTGCCACAGCTTCAACGCTGTCAGAAACGCCAAACTTACTAGCCAGAGCAGTAATGGCAGCACCGCCCAGTGGCCCGGCAACCGCTGTCGCCAATGTCGGCGCGATACCCTTAAGTAAATTGAGTAAGTCATTCATTTTCCTTTTCCCTTCTACAGATTTTTAATTCATTTTTAATGCGTTCTATCTTTTGGTCGGCAATTATCTTTTCTTGCGATGCCCACCAATACGACAGCTCAATCACAACAGAAACCAGTAGGGCGGTAAGAATCCAAACGGCAAGCCTCAATAGCCCCACCGCCTTATCCTGTCCGCTTCCACTAGCTCCTTTATTGCCCATACAGACCCAATAATTGAAAAAATACCAATGATGATGGCTAAAACAAGGTAAACACGCTGACGCAAAACATACAAAAAATATTCTCGTTTTAATTTTGCTTGCATTATTTTGCGATCTTCTTCTTGTTTTGCTATTTTTCTTTCTTGTAGCAGCCTGTCTCGTTCTTCAACAATCTCTGCCCACAGGTCAGGCATGCCCAATTCCCATCTAACCATTTGCTCCAAGTCCCTGTAATACTGACGAATCTGGCGAACCATCAACACGTTGTCGATAGCCTCCATCGTGACGTTACGTGGTTTGCCAGAAGCAGCGTCTTTTTTCTGCTCTTCTTTTTTCTGGGTGTAGTTTTCTTCTAGGTGCTGTTGGCCTTGGAAGAATGAAGACAGCATCCCACCGACTTCGTGGGTAATGCCAGACAGGTCATGGCCTGTCTTCTTGAGGTCTTGGTAGATGCCAATAGCACCCTGAA